CCGATCTAAATATTTTTATAAAAATTTGAAAAAACACTTGACAACCACTAATTTTTGTGGTATAATAAAATCATGGAAAGGGGGTGAAACCAATGAGCAAAAAGAAAAAAAGAAGACCGAAAAGAGCGATGTTCAATCAAAAAGATTTGCAAAAAATCTTGATGCTTACAGCTCTAATCAATCTTCTGAATGCGATTACCACCTTAGTCAATAAGATCTGGGACATCTTACACTAAGAAAAATCGCTTGTAACAACGGGGCAACGGATGGGTTGCAACTCATCCGACCCTACTATTATTCTAAAACAATTTTTGCTCATTGTCAAGATGTTAGATGCCATTCAGATTCTGCTTTCTCTTGCAAGTATCTTTTTATCCATCTATGCAATTATTTTAATCAGACGTATGAAATGAGGTGCTGAAATGAATCTGAAAAAGATTCGCATGGAAAAAGGGTTGACGGTTCAGCAGCTTGCAGATCTTGCCGGGCTTCCAAAACGAACCGTAGAGGAAACAGCCAGACGGGATACTTGTTCCGTTCGAACTGCTATCAAACTCGCCGATGCCCTTGGTGTCACGCTGGATGAACTTTGCAGAGATAACCCAGAACAGACTGAAACCGAATAACCCGATGCCGTCCGGCTGCTTTTACGCTGTCGGGCGGTTTTCTTTATTCGACTTCTGGCAGCCCTGCCACGGATGTCAAAACAGATAACACCCCAGCCAACAGAGCCGCACTGCCCACGGCGATCCAGTTCACATCTTGCATCACAGCAGCTACGCCAATCGTTGCTACGGCGGTCTGTGCCATGGTTTTCACGGCTCTGACTGCCGCAGCCTTTGCCCAAAGTTTCCAGTTTCTCATGTTATGCTCCTTTCTCGTCGGTCGGCAGTGCCATGAACTCCTCGTGCAAATGCGTCATCACACCGTTGCCGCCCAGTTCGTGATACTGCCGATACATATTCTCGTAGTTTTCTTTTGCATAGATGGGTGCAAAACCTGCATCAATGTACTTGTTATAGCAGTGCAACATCCGATCACGGAGCAGGGCTTGCACACCGTATTCCAAAGCCTTTTGTCTGGCATCCTGCTTTTGCATGCGGTTTAAAATCGACCTTGTACCAATGCCCAGAATACCCGTTGCAGACAACACAGAAATCGCAATGGTGATAATCTCTCGAATCACACAGCTTCCTCCGTTTCTTTCACATCTTTCGTTTCTTTCTCTTCTTTCACGTCATAATCGCCGGAAAGCAGCACCAACATTTCCGGGGTCAAATCGCCACTGGCAAAAATCTGATACTGCCCATTTTCCAGCTGTACTGCCTGAATTTTTGCGTTGCCCCAGCCGGTTCTTTGGATGGCTTTTCCGGCTTTCAGCTGTTCCATTGCTTCAATAATGTTCATTGTGTTCCCCCCTTATAAGATTGTAATCGACTGAATCAGCGGATGGCTATTATTGCTCCGCCCGACCCAAACTAAGTAGTATGTGCCTGCCGTTACGCCCTCGCAGGGGGTCAATGTGGTGATGTAGTCCGCACTATAGAGCCATTGCAAGGATAAATCAATATAACTGCCCTCTGTCTGTGCTTTGGCGAGAATGTCCGCAGCTGTGCCGGTGTCAGACTGTACCAGTCGCAGAATACCAACCTCGGTGCTGCCAGCAAGGAAACGAATTGCAATTTGCGTGGATGCCGTCACACTGATCGGCAGCGTGCAACAGGTATAGCAGCTATAATCCCATCCAAAAACGGTTGTTCCATAGTTCAGAGCGTAGTTGTTCTTCGTACTACAGAAATCCGCATGCAGGGCGGTAAAGTCCGCCACGCTATAAATCGTATCATTGTAAAGCAAAGATACAGCATCCCGATGGGCTGCATCATACAAGACGGTTGTAGTTGGGGATTCACCGCCAGTGTACGTTCCGGTAATACCCAGCACAGTAACGCCGTTTGCAATTTGTTCCGGCTTGAGTTGGATAATTCCAGCAACGGCACTATATTTCATCTCATTTATAAGTATTGTGTTGCTGTTTACATATCCAGATTCTTTGAATCGCATTTCATAATCAATTTGTTGCTTTGCGACATTGTTGGTATAATGGGCAGAATTTTGCTGGATGGTTTCCAGTGTTTCAATCGTTCCGGTCAACTTTTCACCATTTGCATAGGCAGTTTTTCCAGAGAGCAGGTCGTCTGCTGTTGCCGTTGCATCGCTGGTATCTGTCCCACTGGATGGAATTTGCAGCACCTTCGGAACTAATGTATTCAGCTTTTCTGCTTTTTCGGATGCCACACCTTTTTCCGTGAGATTCGCTGCAAGCTGTTTTCGTTGCTGATCTAAAGCGGTCAGATAGTCTGCAATCGTTGTCATGCTTTCACCTCCACAATCGCCGCTAATGCTGTTTGGATGTCACCGATTTGCTGCACAGCGGATTCCCAAGATGTAAATTTTGCGGCAGTGATTTTATCCAACGTGGATTTATTTGTATGCGTGTGGGCGGATTCAATCGCCTGTGCAACTTCTTCTTTCTTTGCATAGGCAGAGAGGTCAACGCTTCCACTGCCGTTTTGAATCTTTGCTGTGGTTGTGCCGTTTTTGTCTGTGATGGTAATAGTTGCCCCTGTGCTGGTTTCCGTTACGGTTACCGTTGGAGAGAATCCATCTGCACCATCTTTTCCGGGTGTTCCGGTGTCCCCCTTTTCACCCTTTTCTCCTGTTTCACCAGCATCGCCCTTTTCACCACGTTCGCCTTTTTCTCCGGGTGCTCCTTTCGCTCCGGGTGCTCCAGTATCACCTTTTTGTCCCTTTAAGGATGTCAGCCAGTCTGCTTCTGTTCCGGTAAATCCGTTCTGCAAGGCGACTTCATAGGCGGATTTTCCGGCTGCTCCACGGCTGCCCGTGTCGCCCTTGTCGCCCTTTTCACCGTTGTGCAGTTCTGCGGTCGTTGTACCGGTTGCGTCTGTCACGGAGATGGTTGCACCCGTTTCCGTTTCTGTCACGGTTACCGCTGGGGAGATTCCATCTTTCCCGTCCTTGCCGTCTTTCCCGTTTTGCAGTCCGGCAGCTTTTTTCTCCAGTTCTTGTAAGAGCTGAGCATACAAGTCCGGTGTCGGTGGGATGGGTGTCACACTGTCAGAAACAAATCCAGAAGGCTTGATATGGAGGGAAACCGGAATGGTAGTTGCACGAAGAGCTTTCGTGTCGGAAGGAGCATACCCGAACACACTCAGCTTAATTGTGCCGGCTTTGCATTCAGAGGGGAGCAGGCAGGATTTCCCGTCCGTTCCTAAAATCAGATTGTAGGTTTCGCAACACTGCGTAATCTGTACAACTTTATGCAGCCCTTCCCACGCTCCATCAAATACAAAGTGCAGCGGTACAAAGGCAATCTGATCCGCTGCAATGGCATCCCGTTCCAGCAGTTCTATTCGCTGTTTCTGCACGAAAAATTTCATCATGCGGTTTCCTCCTTCCAATCCATGTCTTCAGAATCCCATACGAAAGCCCCATCAACGCAATTGATTCGCTGTAAATAGCCATTGTGGTAGTTGGCTTTTGCATCCGAGGTCATCCAGTTGGTGGGCTTTGTGATGGCGTTCCACTGTTCTTTTGTGCCTTCATAGGTGATGGTTGTCAGACTCTCGCAGTACGTCAGCATATTAGAGCCGAATGTCTTGCAATTTGTAGAAATCGTAAGAGATTCTAACGCCGTGCACTGTACAAACATAAAAGAGCCCAGCACACTACTTTCCGCACGAACGGTTTTCAGTTTCGTGCAAGTGGAAAGAAAATAATCTTCAATTACAGATACACGGGCGGGAATGACGAGTTCTGTAATATTCGTTTGCCGCAGAGCATTTCCGCCAAGTTTTTGTATGCCTGCCGGAAGAGTCAGTTCTGTTAGTCCCCCATAAGATTGGAATCCGCCGGAGCCTTGTGCAAAGATGCGGTATCCCAACTCGGTCAATGTTGAAGGAAGTGAAATCGTCTGCATATTCTGGCAGCGGTAAAAAAGAGCATTCCCCAACTTCGTAATGCCTTCTTGTACAATTACAGATTTGATTTCTGGCATATTGTAAAATACAGATTTTGGTGTGCTTTCGTCGCTGTAATCATATGTTGCACCAGAGCCTTGCAGCAAAACATGACCGTCTGCATAGCGGATATAATAGACATCTTCACCGCACTGCCCAGCTGCAACTACATCAGAAGTAAAGGCTTTTAGCTTTTCTTCCAACGATGCAATCTTGCTATCCTGTGCATCTTCCCGTGCTTTTAATGCATCCATGTCTGCTTTTAGCTGTGTCATTTTTACCAGCATCTCTGTGACCTTGCACTTGCCGAGGATGCAGCGGCAATAACCGCACAACTCCTCATCGTCCCGGCAGTCTGTAATGTTGGATGCGGTAATTCCACTTGAACCGCCATTGACTCGCACCTGACAGAGGGTCAGTGTGGTTTTCGTGTCATTGTTGCTGAAAGACGGGATAAATGGAGCAACGGCTGGCGTACCTGCAAGCACCTCGATTTGTATGCTCCGCACAGATTCTTGTGTATCGCACGAGATGCCGACGGTGACATAGCGGGGCAGAGAACTGTCTGCATATTGCGACAAGTCTAAGATATAGCCAGCGTCGTTCTGAAAATAGTGTCCCTGAATCCAAGCCTTGCCCGAGCCAATCCGAAGCTGGAAACCACCTGCTGGTGTAATCGAAAAACACTCGCCGTAAGTGTCCTGAATCCCGTCACAAATGATACTGGATAGATAACTGGTAAAATGTTCTGCTGTATAAACCCGGTCTAAGTTTTTTGCGTTGAAAAAACCGTATGAAAATGCCATACTCATTCCTCCTGAAAAGTCGGTGTCAAACTCCTGCCGTTTTGGTCAAAACTTTCTATCATGCCGATTAGGCGGATACGATTTTGCGACAAACCAAAACGGGTTTGCTGTACCGTCACCCAGTCGCCGACCTGATAATCCTGCGGATACTGCTCCTGCGGTGCGGTTGCAGTAATGCTGGATTCGCTGATTTCTTCCACTGAGGACAAGTTTTCCCGTCCTCGTTCTTCCAGCATTTTCAAGTATTCGTCTTCTGGGATGGTGACGGATTCTCCTGCATCATTTTGTGTTTCTTCGGACAGGTCACGAGCGTCCACATAGACCTCATACCGTTCCCAGCGTGTCGGCTCTGGGTCGAGGGTGCAAAATGCACGTTTACGAGCCTCACCCTCGCCAGCCCCTAACGTGTAAGCCGCATTTTGCTGAGCGGCTGCATTTTTGAGATAGTCGAAGGTTAGCAGGTTGTGGAACGCATCCGAAAAAATCACATGCGGATAGGTGTCTTGTAAAATGCTGCGGTCAACACCCTCCGACAGGGTAAACACCATTTGATAATTGCGGCTGTTTGGTTTTGTTTCAACGAGGGAGATGTTCGCTGTACCACCAACCAGCTCACAGATTTTGTAAATCCACTCCATCAGATTTGCATAGCTGATTTGCAAGTGGGTTTCTTGCTTCCAACAGTCGCCAGTGATTTCGCCGAGTTGCAAGCCGGGTAAAAAGCGTTCGTTTTGCTGCAAACAATTTTTCTGAATTGCAGTGTGTATAATCTCTCCGTAACTGGTCTGCTCTTTGATTACCATCGTTGGATAGATAATGCGACGAGATAACAAAATCATGAGAAAATGACCGCTTACAGTCAGATAATCGCCGTTTCCCGCATCCGTTTGAATCCGGACAGACTCAATCAATCCATAGTGTTCCGTATCGTCTTTTCTGCCGACTAAGCGACCTGTTTGAAAGACAGCAACGGTTTCCGGCGTGGCAGCAATATATAATTCAAACTGTCCGCACTGAAAGTACTCAATATCCCAGAGGAAACTTGAAAACGCATCGCAGACCGCCTCTAAAGTAATGGATACTGCATTTTCAGCAGCAGTCATTTGATAAATTTCTATCAGCATCGTTATACTCCTAAGTACGCATCTGTGTGCTGGATGGTTGCGGTGATGTATTTTGGTGCACTCAACCGATACCGGTTTAACCCCTTACGGAGTGTAAACCAAGTTGACCCAGAGGTCATGCAGTTGATGATGTTGGTTGTTACACCATCTCGCACCAGCGTAACGGACTTTTGCCCTTGTTTGGTATTGATGATGATTTTGTCGCCGGGTAAGATGTCCAATCGCAGCTGGAAATAGGTTGATGTGTCGTCATCATACAATGCAACTGCTGTTGTAACGGGATTCGGAACATCCTCGCCGGAGGCGGCTTCTAAGGTAATTAAAATGCCGACCTCTTCGCCGGAATTGAAGATGGACAAAGTTTTATCTGTGCTGTAAACGCCCAACGGAAACGGCTCATCGCTCTCTGGAAAGGGAAAGTGAAACGCTCCAAATACGGATTGACTGTATGCATAGATGGGCTGCATGCTGTACCAATAGGGGTCTGGGCAAATGATACTGATTTGCCCGTTGACCAACTCGCCGAAATTCGTCACGGTGCAGCTCTCTACATACCCCTCTGTGTAAACATCAATCCCGACGGTGCGATAATATACCTTGAGATATTGAGCGGTTTTCACAACCCGATAGAGGGCGTGGCGGTTTAATTCAATGTTACTGCCGTAGCCTCGCATCTCAAACGACAGCACTAAATTTCGTTTTTCGACAAAGGCGTTGTTTAAGTAGCTGCCGTTCATGCCCGCATAGGAAGATGTGGAAATCGTCCCAGCAGGGGGATACAATCCGTCAATCTTAGAAATCATGTACTTGTTTGCGGTGGCAGTCATGTTGATGCGGTCACCAGCTGCATTTTCGATGATAAGCGTAAATCGCATAAAACACCTCACACATTGATTGCGTTTCTCGTTTGCCGGTAGATTTCCAGTCGAGTGAGAGCCTTTGGGCTGTTGTTAGTCTGGTTGATGGTGCGGCTGTTGTCGTTGTTGTAGTAGTTGTTGACAACCGTGCCAGACTGCGGAGCGGCTTCTATGCTGCCAACATCCGGATTTACTGTCAAGGATTTTTGGGCTGCCGTCATGACGGATTGCCCCAAAGAATTTACGGCATCCACGGCAGTTTTTACCTTGTCCTCAACGCCCTCGGCAAGACCATACACCAAGTTAAAACCAAGCTCTTTTTTAAATAGTTTGGATGGGGAAGCGATGCCGAAGAATCCGGCGATGTTGTCCCAGATTTCTTGACAAAATCCAGAGAGTTGCCCCCAGAGCCAGCCGCAGACATCTGAGATACCGTTCCAGATACCATACACAATGTCAGAACCGATGCTATAAACTTCCCCTGGTAAACCGCTGATGCCATTAATCAAGTTGTTCCACAGATTTGCAGCCGCATCCATTGCCTTGTATCCCATTTCAGATACGAAGGAACCAACTCTGTCCAATACATTAGACAGCCAACTCCAAACCTCTCCGGGCAAGTCGCTGAGTTTGTCGCTGATGGTGCGGAAGAATCCGGAAACGGCATCCCATGCCTTGTTTTGCATCTCCGTTGACCATGCAAGTACTTTTGCAATCACACTGAGCAGCCAGTTCCAGACCTCTCCCGGCAGCTGGGAAAGTTGTTGCACGATGTTGCTGAAGAAGTTGGAAATCATTTCAGTTGCTCGGTTCTGCATCTCTGCTGACCATTTCAGGACATTGGTCAGAACATCCGTCAGCCAGTTCCAGAACTCGCCCGGCAACTCTTTCAGCTTGTCGATGATGATGGTCAAAAAGTTTTCAAGGGCTGCTTTTGCTGTGTCCCAAATCTCTGTTGCCCACGTTTTTACTCGCTCGAACAGGTCAGAGAAAATCTCGCCCCAAGAAGTGACAATTGCCTCTCGGATGGAAAGAATCCCGGCTAAGATTGCCTGCAAAATGCTTGCTCCCAGCCCGATCCAGTCAGTTGCAAGAATGCCATCAATCAAAGCCCCCACTAATTGCGGAATCGCTGCAATCAGTTGCGGAATGGCTTGAATCAATCCGCTGACCAGCCCAGCAATCAAATTTGCTGCACAGGTAATCAACTGTGGCAAAGCACTCAGCAACCCGTTGATAAGCCCCATAATCAGTTGCACAGAGGCTTGTATCAACGTCGGCAGATTCTGCAAAAGCCCATTGACAAGCCCTTGAATTAGCTGGATAGCAGCCTGTATGATTTGCGGCAGGCATTGCAGCAAGCCCTGAATCAGCTGGTTGATTAAAACCAAAGCGGTACTAATGAGTTTTGGAGCGTTCCGCATCAATCCATTTGCAAGATTTAAAACAAGCTGGACTGCGGTTTGCAATAAAGATGGCAATTGTTGCAGCAGTCCATCGCTGAGAGATTGCACCAACTGCACTGCGGATTGCATGATTTGCGGCAGAGCCTTTAAAAAGCCACGAATCAAACCACCAACCAATTGCTGGGCAGCACGGAGAACCTCCGGCAGAGCCTGCAACAAGCCCTCTGCAAAACCAGTAATCAACGTGATAGCAGCAGAGATAAATTCCGGCAAGTTGGTGGTAACAAAAGAAACAACTTGCTGCAATAAAGCCATTACAGCTTGCAATAGCACGGGGGCTTGTTTTTGGATAGCAGAACCAACCTGTTCCAGCACAGACAAGGCACTCTCTAAAATTGTCGGTAAAGCAGACTGCAAATAAGAAAGCAGTTGTGATAACAAGGCAAGAAAAGCCGTTACCAAAGTCGGAAGTACGGTTTCCATCAACGGCGGTAGTAACGTCCCAATTGCCTGCACCAGCGTTACAAAAAGGCTGTTAAAACCGCCCAGCAGCATTGGCAGCAGCTGCGGTAGTTTTTTCTGAATCGTTCCGGCAAGTTGGTCAATCTGCCCCGAAACACTTTCAAGTGCCGCCTGAAATCCGCTCTTGTTTAATGTGTTGAGTACTTCGGTCAGTCCCTGCACCGCTTCTCTGGCGGCAGGGGACAGCTTGTTTCCAAGCGAATTGCTCGTCCCGTCTGCTGCAGAGGACAACAGAACAAGGTCGCCTTTGAGATTGTCCAGTTTGATTTGTGCCATCTGTTCGGCTGCCCCGTTGCAGTTATAAATTGCATCGGATAGCTTTGCAAAATCCTCGTCACTGGCGTTGATGATGGACAGCATCCCAGCCATCGCCTCTTTACCAAAGATGGTTGACGCTGCTTCGATTTGCTGGACTTTACTCAATCCATCTGTCGTTTTGGATACGTCAGCGATAATATCCTCGTAGCTGCGGAGGTTGCCGTCTGCATCTGTCAGGGCGACATCCGTTCCGCCGATTGCAGAACGTAAATTGCCCATAACATCCATCAGGGATTTTGTCTCCCCGTTGGTGTCAGTTAAAGAAATGCCCAGCTGTTCCATGGCAGCTGCCTGTTTATCGGTCGGGCTGGCAAGGTTGGCAAGGGCAGTTTTTAAAGATGTTCCGGCTTGGCTGCCTTTGATTCCGGCGTTTGCCATCAATCCAACTGCAACGGCGGTATCTTCGGCAGAGTAGCCCAGCGTGCCGGCAATCGGGGCGACATATTTAAAGGTTTCACCCATCAATCCGACATTGGTATTTGCGTTTGTGGACGCTGCTGCCAATACATCGGCATAGTGGGTTGCGTTGGAAACACCGTCTGAAAATTCTCCGTCTGCCGCCAAGCCGAAAGCGGTCATGCTGTCGGTTACGATGTCGGAAACCGTTGCAAGGTCTTCACCAGAGGCGGCGGCAAGGTTCATGACACCCGAAACAGAACTGAGTACTTCATCTGTTGACCAGCCTGCCATCGCCATGTATTCCATCGCCTGACCAACCTCGGTTGAGGTAAAGGCAGTGGTCGCCCCTAACTCCTGAGCCTTGTCTGAGAGTTTGGCGGTTGCCTGTTCCAGCTCTGCGGTTGTCTCGCACGACCCGGACATCAAGGATTTTACGGTAGACATCTGGCTCTCAAAGTCTGCAAATGAGGTCAGGCTTGTGGTGGCAACAGTTGCCCCAAGGGTTGCAGCAGCTCCGGTATAAACAGCAAGCGACTTTGCACCGATTTCCGCACCAGAGGCAACACCGTGTCCCAGCGTTGAGGCAAATTTGGAAAAATGCCCCTCGCTTTCCGATACCTTATTTCCGGCATCTTTGGCACTATCTCCAGCATTTTTCATGCTCTTGTCAAAGGCATCTGCGGATTCCGTGGCTTTTTTGACCGTTGTTTCTTCGTCTGCGATTTTCTTTGATAAGTCTTCTATTTGACTTTTTAAGGATTTTGCCTCAGAAGAATGCTTGCCGTATTGTGCAGTGGCATCTACATATTCCTGTTTCAGTTTGGATAAATCTTGCTTCTGAGAGGCGAGGCGGTCAGTCAAACCTTGTTCTGCCGTTGCCAGTTGTTTGGCTTCGGCTTCCATATCCGACAGCTGTTTGGTACAGCTTTGGTGTTCGTCTGAAAGCGTTTTTATTTTTTCAGCAAGCTGCTGTGCTTGCGTGGAGTTTTTACCATACAGCAAATAGGCGTTTTGGTACTCTGCAGAGAGTTTGGACAGCTCTGTTTCCTGTTTGGAGATGGTTTCTTTCAGAGATTCGAGCGGTGTTTGTGCCGCCTGTCCCGCTTGCCTCAGCTTATTGGCAGAGGATTCCGCTGCGTTCAGCTTATCCGTGTTCTGCGTGAGTTCCTCGTTCAGCTGGTCGTACTTCTGTTTCAGGGCAACCGCTGCATCAGAGTTTTCATCCTGTTCCAGCACCACAGCCGTATACTGATTTTTCAAGTCTTCCAGTTCCGACTTTTGTTTTGAGATGGTGCTTTTCAGAGATTCGAGCGGTGTTTGTGCAGCCTGTTCCGCTTGCCCCAGCTTGTTGGCAGAGGATTCCGCAGCGTTCAGCTTATCCGTATTCTGTGTGAGTTCTTCGTTCAGCTGGTCGTACTTCTGTTTCAGAGCAACTGCTGCATCAGAGTTTTCATCCTGTTCCAGCACCACAGCCGTGTACTGGTTTTTCAAGTCTTCCAGTTCCGACTTCTGTTTGGAGATGGTGCTTCTCAGAGATTCGAGCGGTGTTTGTGCTTCTTGTTCCGCTTGCCCCAGCTTGTTGGCAGAGGATTCTGCAGCGTTCAATTTATCTTTGTTCTGCGTGAGTTCTTCGTTCAGTTGGTCGTATTTCTGTTTCAGGGCAACCGCTGCATCAGAGTTTTCGCCTTGTTCCAGTACCACATCTGTATACGCTGCCTTGAGGGTGGAAAGTTCTGCCTTTTGCTTTGAGATGGTTTCTTTCAGCTGATTAGAGGCGGAGGACATCCGCTCCAGTTTGTCCGTGTATTTCTTCTGGGCTTCTGTGGTGCGGATGATTTCTGCTTGCAGGGCTTGATATTGCTGCAAGGAGATTTCGCCGGCTTGCATTTTGGTGTAGGCTTCCTGAGCGGCTTTTTTTAGTCCGTCCAGTTTATCGCCTGTCAACCCGATTTCTTTCGCCAACAGGCTTTGTTTTTGTGCCAGTAGTTCGGTGTTGGTCGGGTCGAGTTTTAGCAGCTTTTCGACCGTCTGCAACTCGGACTGCGTTGTACGAATCATCTTGTTGACGTTCCCAAGAGATTGATGCAGTCCGGCGGTGTCGCCATTGATTTCAACGGTAATGCCTTTAATGCGTTCTGCCATAGTCCGCCTCCTCTCTGTTAAAATTTATCAAAGTCGCTCTGTTCTGCCAGTGTGTGATAGTGGAAATCATCGTTCTCCCGTTCGGTAAACATATCATTCACCAGACCAATCGTTAAAAAATCCAAATCGCTCATAGACAAGCCCAGCTGGACGCACCGTAACAAGAAAAGCGGTGTGGTCATCGGTCGGTCAATCGGGCGATGTTTTTTTTACCGGTTACCTGTGTTTCTACATTCAAGCCCCAGAGGTCAATCAGCTGGGGCAGGATTTCGTAAATGCTGAACGTGTTGAACTGTTCCAGCCAATCATCCGGAGAAGCCGGAACAGCTGGGTCAGCGTGTTTCGCCATGATGTAGGCGATGTTTTCGAAGAGCTCCAACGATACAATATCCAGACTGGAAGCAGCCGGATTCTGGTCATCGGGATTCTGTTCATTCTGCTGCTGCATGGCTTTTTGCAGGGCGTTCAAATCCTGATAAATGTCCCGCCGAAATTTCAATCGGTACAGCCGTGGGATGGCTGCACTTGCCTTAAAAGGGACTTCGATTCCGTCAACAACAATGTTTTTCTGAATTGCCATCATCCCACCCCCTTACACTTTTACAGAAGCAGCGGATTTCTGAGCCTTTTCAGACGTTGTAAAATCCGGCGTGTATACACTCTTATACCAGTTATTATAGATTTCAATAGATGTCTGTTCGCAAGTTCTCGCCTTTACCAGACCATTGTTCAGTGCGGTTGCAGTCAGGGACAGCGTTTCCGTTTTAACTTCCTTTTCTGCTTCAATGGTGCTGGATTCTGTTGCCGGACGAGAGGCAGAGCAGCAGAACAGGCAGTGGCGAATCTTGTTTTTGTCGCCGCTGAACTCGAAGAGTAGGGCAAACTGCGATACTTCTGCGGTATTGTTTTCCGTGAGAACGCCATTCTTGTCCAACTGCTCGCCGAGAATATCGGTTGCAAAATCCAGCGGAACGAGTGCGATTTCTAAGTCGCCGGTATAGCCAGAGTTGTTGTTGAGGACGTAATACACGCCGTCATCTGCGTAAAAGTTGGATGCTTCACCCTCTGCATCAATCGACAGGGATACTGCACCCGGAATGCGAACTGGTTCTGCAAAGGTTGGTACGCCTTCGTCATCGAAAGACAGAATCTTTGCATAGTGCACCTTGTTCAAACCAAATTTGACCTTATTTTTCTCCAAAGCCATCGGTTAAACCTCCATTTCATAAAGTACTTCATACAGCTGTTCGGATGCAATCCAAACTTCTGTTTTTGTGTAATAGATTTCATGTTGAGAAAGAATCGTTTCCACCTGTTCTTCCAGTTCTGGTTGCTTCTGGTCGGTGTAAAGTTCAATATTCAGCTGCTTAGAACTGAAATACCGATTGTTGTCCGCAGAAAAAGTATGTTCTCCCGGGGAAAGAAAAAGCAGAAACGGGGGATTCGGACTTTCCCCCTCTGCAAAGTGATGATAGGCAAAGGGCAAGTCCATTTCTTGCATCATATCATGGATTTGTTCGTAGGTCATGACAATCCCTTTCGGAGTTCCTGTTCCAGCAATTCTAAACCGTGGTCTTCTGCAGGTTTGATGTGTTTGATTCCATCTACTTCCCGACCACCACCACGTCTTGCATGTCCATTCTCCAGCAGATGGGCAATCGGATATCGTCTTGGAGAGCAAACAGTCAGATTTAAATTGTGGCTGCTTTCTTGTATTTTTTTCACTTTCCAGCTTCTTGCATAGGCTCCGGTGTCTTTTGGGGCGGTTTGAGAAATCTCTTTTTTCACCTGTGCAGCCGCTTTTTTAACTGCAACTTTTGTGGCAGCATCCGTCAGATTCGCATATTCTTGTAAGCATTTCATAATTTCCTCTGCCAGATGGTCAGCTGTTGCCATTTGCCTCTCCCGCCTTTCTCGCCGTTGCCGTCAATTTCAAGTAATCCTTGCGGATAAAATCCGGTGTTACGCTCGTGATGTCATAGACAGCCCCCTGAAACAAAATCCGGTTCGCAGATGTGGACGGCATCCATTGCCGCTGCTGTCGGATATAAAAGTCCAGGGTCTGTACTTCTTTGGTCACGCCAGTGTCTGCATTCTCGACCGAGGATTTCAGTATGACCCTTGCCCAGCAGGAAAAAGCTTCTTCCCATCGGTTGCAATGGTTGCCGATGGCATCGACTTTTACTCGCTGCTCTAATAGGGTAATCCGCTGGTTCAGCGTGCCGATTTCCATCAGACAACCCCCTCTCGCTGTGCAAACAGCAGCGACCGCAAACTCAGATTCAGCTTGGAAAAATCAGCGGTATTGCGGTTCTCGTAGAGATAGGAAACCGCATAGAGGATTGCTGTGCGTGCGGTGTCCTCGTGTTCGGAAAGCTGTGCTTCGTCCATTCTGCCCACGCTCATGACCTGCTGTTTTGCCGTTGCTAAGAGGGAGAGCAACAACGGGTCTTCCTCCTCAAAGTCGATTCGCAGATACTGTTTGACTTCTTGTAACGTAACCATTAGCCGTTTTTGATGGTCAGCGTCTTAACGGCTTCAGAGAGAATCAACTTGCCGTCTACTCGCTGGGAGGCGAGGAAGCCAACCTGTCCGGTCATGGCAAACAGTTCGTTCAGCCGCTTGAAAGAACGCCCCTGCCGGTCGCCAATCCAGTAATAGCTAAAGTCACCGAACGCCATGCATTTCGCTCCGGCTTTGGCAATCGGGGCATAGCTGGACGTATAATACGGGCGGTTCAGAATCAAGTCCGGTGTACCAGCCTGTACAGACGGACTCCAGATATAATTTCCGGTGGTATCTTTCAGCTTCCGCAGAGCCTTTACTGTGGCATCGTTCAGCACCCAGATGCCTTTCTTCCGGTACGGAGATTTTACGGAGTAAAACAGTTCAAAGACATCGTCAAAGGTGATGTTTGCCGTGCTGGTCGTTGCTCCGTTTTCTGCACCGCCGGTTGCATTGAAAATCCCTGTCGGCTTGCCCTTGCCATCGCCTACGAGAAACGCTTCTTCTTCCTTTGCACCGATGCGGCGAGCAAATTCTTTTGTGATGTAGGCAGGCAAGTCAAAAGCGGCATCGTTCAGCAGTTCTTCGGAAATCTTGATGGCAGTGCCGACCTTGTACGCACTCAAAGACGCCTGCCCAAAGGCATCATCCGAGAGGGTATAGGAGGCTTCTTCATCCATCCACGCTGCTTCTCCTTTGGAGGTGACAACCGGAATTTTGCGGTCGCCGGAGGCGGTCTGAATCACGGTTGCCAGTGTCCGGAAGATATTCTCTTCCTGCAAGCCTTCTACTAGCTGTCGTTCAAACTCATCTGGGACAAGATAGCCGCCCTCAGAATCCGTTCCAACCTGCAAATCGTTTCGGATGTCGGTGTAATTCCGGTTGCGGATGCTGTTCCAGAAAGCGGTTTTGTAGGCATCAGAAGCCGTTCCGGAAGTCTGCTTCGGCAGGTTTGGAGCGGTTGGGGTCTGTAAGATAGCCTGAGAAGTTGGGCGGTTCAACTCTGCATCCAGCTGTTCTTGCCGTTCCAGCCGCTGGATTTCCTTGCCATAGGCAACAATCTGTTGTTCCATGGCGTCGTAGGTTTTGCTATCCTCTTCGGAGAGCAGACCGCTTGCGGTGCGTTTGGTGTCGAGGAAATCACGGGCGGTGTCCCATGCTTTCGCTCTTTTTTCTCTCAGTTCCTGAATGGTCATGTTCATTCCTCCTTAATCTTTCAAAAGTGCCAGCCGTTTTTCCAGCTGGTCAATGGGAATCCCGATGGGAGCGACTGCGGAAAGTTTGTGCAACAAGGTGTTCTGGGTATGCTTTGCGGAATACTGCACGGGCTGTGGTTCAGTCTGGTTAGATGGAGCAGGGGACTCGGCAAATAAAATCCCGTCCACCAGTCCCAGTTCCAAGGCTTTTTCGGCATTCATCCACGTTTCTTCGCTCATCAGCTGCGAGAGCGTTTCCCGGCTCTGGTGGGACTTCTGCACATAGGCGTTCAGGATGGATTCCTTGACTTCTTCGAGCATAGTGATGGTCTGTTCCATGTCTGTCTTATTGCCATAGGCGAGGGTCATCGGGTCGTGAATCATCAGCATTCCGGTCGGGGAAATCAAAGTTTCATCGCCTGCCATTGCCACAACGGATGCAGCAGAAGCAGCGATGCCGTCAATCTTCACGGTGATTTTGCCGTTGTGGTTTCGCAGCATGGTATAAATCTGACTGGCAGCAAACACACAGCCGCCGGGGCTGTTGATCCAGACGGTGACATCGCCCGGATGGGCTTCCAGTTCTGCCCGAAACTGAGCAGGTGTGACATCATCTTCCAGCCATGATTCTTCGGCAATTGCTCCATTCAAGCGGAGTTCTGCCGGTTCGGCGGGTTCAGCTTCGTTTTTTACCCAGTTCCAAAATCGGTTCATGGTGTTTTCCTTTCTGTTGTTTGATAGGCAGCCCCTGCATCTTTCAGCTTCGTAAAGCTGCCGTTGACCAGATACAAGTTTCCGCCTTCTGCTTCTGGGATTTGGTTCATGTCTTCCAGTTCCCGGATGTCGTTGGTGGACATCCAGCCATTTTGTCGGGCAGTCGCATAGCCCTGCATTCTGGAAGCATAGTCGCCACGCAAAAGCCCCTCTACATTGAACTTGATGCAATACTTGCCCTTTTCGGAATCGCAGAGCAAGTCTTTCTGTAGTCCCTGTTCCCAACGGACAAGCCACGGGTCGAGGCTGTACTTCACGAAATCCAGTGACAGATGTTCCACGTTGGAGAATGTGGCGTGGTCGAGGTCGCCAATCATATGCAGCGGCACTCTGTACATCCGAGCGATTTCCTCCACCTGAAACTTTCGGGTTTCGAGGAACTGGGCTTCATTGTTGGGAATGGAAATCGACTGGTATTTCATGCCCTGTTCCAGCACGGCGATTTTGTGGCGGTTGCCGGAGCCGTAGGCTCTCCGCCAGGCATCCCGTACTTTCTCCGGGTCTTTAACGGTGTTCGGGTATTCCAGCACGCCGGAGGGGGTCGCTCCGTTCGCAAAGAACGAAGAACCGAAGTCCTCGCAGGCAAGCGACAGCCCCAGCGAATTTTTCGCCAAGGCAATCGGAGAATAGCCAATCAGCCCATCAAATCCCAGTCCGGGTATGTGTAGCACGTTCTCTCTCGGCAGTACCAGCTCGCCGAGTTTCTTCAGGTTGGGGTTGGCATTTTCATAGCAGCTGTAGCGGTAAATCAAACGGTTTTTGTCATCCCTGTCAACGGTCATGCGGTCGGGGAGCAGGGGATACAGCCCTACGACTTCGCCCCGTCCATTCCGGATGATTTGGGCGTAAGCGTTGCCATAAATCAGCAGATGGGACATCAGCGTTTCCCGAAACACAAAGCTGGTCATTTCCGGGTTCGGCTGGTCGTGGAGTAAAAAATAGAGCGGATGGTTGGGTACTCGCTCTTTTCCGGTGTTGGTGGATTGATAGACGTGTAAGGGCAGCTGGGCAACGGTCTCCGACAAGACCCGAATACACGCATAGACTGCCGTCAGCTGGAGGGCTTTCCAGTCGTCCACCTGCCGCCCACTGCTGGAGCGTCCGAAGTGGAACGAATAGGAGCGGCTGTTGTATTGGTCTTTGGGCTGCGGCTTGTCCCGACTGCGAAACGGATTTTTAAACGGCATAAACGCTCTCCTTTTTGGTTTGGGTAAATGACACAATGGTTTCCGGATACACAAGCCTGTATTTCTGTACATTTAGCGACTTGCAATTATTTGAGAAAAGAGGTAATATAACAGTACCGCAAGGGAAACCAAGCAAAAACAAAAAAACGGAGGATGAAAAAAATGGAACGCATAAAAAGAGTGGTTATCACATGGGAAGACGAAAACTGGGAATACGAACTGGAGTTGACCGGAGCAGAGGCAGAACACTTCACCGAATCGGAGGCGGCTGCCTACGCTGCTCAGGATGCCGCCGAAAACGAAACGACCATGAAACGGCTGCTGGACATCGACATCGAAAACGAGGAGCTGGACGACCGGGAGGCAGCCATGGAGGAGGCTGCCTACTGGAACGAATTTTTCTGGGAATGCGAGAACGGTCGATAAACCGCTCGCAAACCTTTCATTCTGCACCGAGAGCCGAAAGGCTCTTGTGCTGGTGCATGACTCGAAGAATCTGTTGGATTTCCGTTTCTGAAACGCCCAACGCTTGCAATGCCTGTCGGCTGCCGCAGTCGGGACAAATCGGGGTCTTGGAATCTGTCCGGGAAAGGGCAGGGGGTTCTGTGTAAGCGTTCCGGCACAGTGGACAAATCCGCCGGGTCGGTGCTGGCTGTTTGGCATTCATGAAAACACCCCCTTTCACGCCGTTCTGCCAAACCGAAAGGCGGCATCGCCATCCAGGTTTCGGGTCAGAAACATTCTTGCCGTGGCAAACTCCTCACCAACCAGCCCCAGCCGAATCAACCAAGTTCGCATCGCAAATTTCGGGTTTTCGGTTTGCTGGGGTTTTGGGCTGGCAGTTCGCAGCTGTTTCGCCTGTTCGGAAAGGGCGAGGCAAAGCTGAATATAGCTTTTCAGCTGTCCGGCATGGAGTCCGTTTTTTCTGCCGTTGGCAGGCTTGTCGAACTGGAACAACCGAAATTCAATCGTTCCTTTCGTAAAAAGGGCGTGGTAGTTGGTCATGTGATAGCGGCTGTCGTTGTAGTGGTGTGTTCTGCCGTATTCCGCCCCGTTTGTGGTGTACCAGATATCCGCAAGCTGTGCCATGGTGGTAGGCTTTTTTCGGTTCAGCTGTTCGATGAAATTCGGGTTGACGGTTCGGCAGTAGCGACGCATTCGGTTCTGGTCGAGGTGCAGGGCATCCGCAAGCAACCGCTCGTGGCTTGCCATGATGTTGGCAAGGTTTCGCAAGCTCTGCGGTGTGTGTCCGCTTGCTCCAATGTGAATGTGTACCCCCGCTCCTACGCCTGCGTGGCTGATGGCTCCGGCTTTTCGCAGCCGACGTACCAGTTCTTGCAGCCGTTCGATGTCTGCGTAGGTTAAAATCGGCGTGACCAGTTCGCACTTTTCCGTGTCTATGCCGGAGATGGAGTTGTCCCGTTGAAACTTCCACTCTCTGCCCTGTGCATCCCATGCCGACCAAGTGCTGTATCCGTTTCGGCTGGCAGTATATTCGCATCTGTCCGTGCCGAAATAGGCGGCGGCAAGTCTGGCAGCCCGTTCTCGGGTGATGTGGTTCATCTCAATCTCCACTCCGATGGTCTGTTGTTTCATCCGTTGGATTTGCTGTTCTGTTTTTGCGTTCATGGTTGTTCCTCCTGCTGTTTTTTGGTAGTGTTATATTACCTCTAAACGGCGGAGATAGCAAGCCGCTAAACGACACAAAGTTTTGTTCGTGTATTTGTGCTTATAGCACAAGCAGTTCTCGTTCATCATAGACGCAGGTCTGCTCTTCCGAGTGGCGAATGGCACGGTCGAGTGCCATAATCGTGGCAACGATGCCATCAATTTTTTCCGTTGATTTTGCCTTGTCGGGCTTGATATTCTGGGCAGGGTCGCTTCGGGTGACGACGTTTCCAGCCATCCATCGAAGAATCGGGTTGCCGCCGTGCTGGATGTTTCCTTCCAGCAACAGCTTGTAAAACTCTTTGCTGGGTGGCGACATATCCCGAAACCCCTGTCCGAATGGAATCACAGTAAATCCCAGCCCCTCAAGATTCTGTACCATTTGGACTGCTCCCCAACGGTCGTATGCAATTTCTTTGATGTGGAATTTCTGCCCCAGAGCATCAATGAACCGTTCGATGTACCCGTAGTGGACAACATTGCCTTCCGTGGTTTGCAGGTATCCCTGTTGTTCCCAGCGGTCATAGGGGACATGGTCACGGGCAACCCGTAGCGGTAAGGTTTCCTCCGGCAGCCAGAAATAGGGCAGCACGATGTAGGGTTCTTCCTCCGACTGCGGCGGAAAGACCAGTACAAAGGCGGTGATGTCCGAAGTGGAAGACAAGTCCAGACCGCCGTAGCATTCCCGACCGAGCAGAGCTTCTTCGTCAATCGGCGTGTTACCCTTGCAAAAGACGGCATCCGGAATCCAGCTGGTGAGCGAGGAAACCCACAGATTCAGCCGTAACTGTTTGAACTGGTTCTCTTCTTCAGGGTTGCGGAGAGCTTTCTGAAATGCCTCCCGTACCCGTTCGATGGGAATGGTAATCCCCAGCGAGGGATTTGCCCGATACCAGTTCTGTTCGTCCTTCCAGTCTGCCCCATCCGGCAAGCCGTAAATCACGGGGTAAAAGGTCGGGTCATATTTGCGTTCTGCCAGCAAATCTGCCGCCAGTTGATGTTGCTCGTAGCAAATAGAATGCCTGTCCGTGCCTGCCGTAGTGATGGTGACGAAGAGCGGTTGTGTTCGGGCATCGCCAGAGCCGTTCGTCAGAACATCCCAGAGTTTCCGGTTCGGCTGGGCGTGGAGTTCATCGAACACCAACCCCGACACGTTCAGCCCGTGTTTCGTGCCGACTTCCGCAGACAGGACTTGATAGAAGCCCGCATTGGCATAGTTCACAATGCGTTTGGTGGATGGAATTTGCTTGCAGCGTTTTTGCAGGGCAGGGCAAAGGGCAATCATCCGGGCAGCAACTTCATACACGATGGACGCTTGCGAGCGGTCAGCAGCAGCCCCATAGACTTCCGCAGCTGGCTCGTTGTCGCCAAAGAGCAAATACAGAGCAATGGCTGCGGCGAGTTCCGACTTGCCGTTTTTCTTTGGAATCTCGATGTATGCCATGTGGAATTGACGGGTGTTGTCGGGTCGCAGGATGCCGAAGAGGTCACGGATGATTTGTTCCTGCCATGGCAGCAGCCAGAAGCGTTTCCCAGCCCATTTTCCCTTGGTATGCCGGAGATTTTCGATAAACGTCACGGCTCGGTCTGCAATGGCGGCATCATAGTGCGAGTCCGGCAGTATGAACGGGGAGGGCTGGTAGTGCTGCAAGGTGGGGTATTCCGGCGGTCGCTGTTCGGTCATTCTGTACCGCCTCCCGTCAACAGGCGTTCCATGTCATCTTGCGGAGCAGATTCCCCAGAACAGGCGATGATGCGGCTGCGTGCGGAGGGAGTCAATCCGAACTGTGCGGCGATGTTCATCATCTGTTTCAAGTTGCTCTGAGCAATGGAAACTTGCGGCACTTGCTGCCAGTAGCCGTTCGGCGTTTTCACAAGGCTGCCGTGCTGCGTCAGAAAGGTTTCTGCCTCTTTCCAACGAGCATAGGCTTGGCAGTATCCGGCAAACGCTGCCCGGTCGAGTTCGGTTAAAATGCCCAGCTGCTCCATGCCTTTGCTGAGCCGCCGCCATTCTCGTTTTGCCTCTTTCTCCAGCCATGCCGGGCAGGAGGGGGCTTTCTGGGGCGGTTTTGGCTCACTGGGGTTCAGGGAGCGTTTGCCGGGGTTGCCCTCTAACTCCTTGAGGGCAGTCGGTTTGGGTTTGCGTCCTCTTGCTGCCATGTCATCACCTCCTTTTCTGGTGGTTGCAACTTCTGCCCCAGTGGGGTAGAAGTGGGGGCGTGGTTATCGTCCTGCCTGCCGCAGAGCCTCGGCAAGCGAAAGCGTTGTGCCGTTTCGCTCCACGGTGCAGGCAGTTTCCGGGTATTTCGTGTGAAACCGCTGGACAATGACATCCATAAACTTCGGGTCGAGTTCGATGCCCCGGCAGATGCGTCCGGTTTCCGCACAAGCCATCAACGTCGAGCCGCTTCCGAGGAAGGGGTCGAGTACTACATCGCCCCGTTTCGTAGAATTTTGGATGGGCTTGCTCAGTAAGCCGATGGGCTTCATGGTCGGATGTTCTTTGCTGCTGGATGGGCGGTCATATTCCCAAATCGTTGTTTGTTTCCGGTCGGAATACCATTGGTGCGTACCGTCTTTTCGCCAGCCGTACAGGCAAGGCTCGTGCTGCCATTGGTAGGGGCTTCTGCCCAGCACCAGCCGGTCTTTTACCCAGATACAGCAGCCGGACAGGTAGAACCCCGCATCCTCGAACGCCTGCCGGAAATACAGCCCTTTGGTGTCGGAATGAAAAACATAAATCGAGCCGTTCTTTGCAAGTCGTTGGAACATCTCCTGAAAGGCAGCGAGCAGAAACGCAGAAAATTCCGAATCGGGCATGTGGTCATTCTGAATGCTGCCGGCGGTTTCCGTGACGTTGACGTTATACGGTGGGTCAGTCAGAATCAGGTCTGCGGACGTATCTGGAAGCAGGGCGGCATAGGGTGCTTGCGTGGTGGCATCGCCGCAGAAGACCTGATGCACACCGAGATGCCAGAGGTCGCCGGAACGAGAACAGCACGGCTGCTGTAACTCTGCATCGGGGTTGTATTGGTCTTCCTGTGCGGTCTGCGGAAAGACTTTTTGGAAGAGCTGTTCGATTTCCGGCGGTTCAAATCCCGTCACGGCGGTGTCGATGTCCGAGAATTGAATGTCCTGCAACAGCTCTGCCAGCATCCGTTCATCCCACTGCCCGGTGATTTTGTTGAGGGCAAGGTTCAGGGCTTTTTCCTGTGTCTTGTCCAGCTGAACGACCACGCATGGGGCATCTGTCCAGCCCAAGTCCTGCATGACCGTCAGCCGCTGATGTCCGCCAATGACGGTGCGGTCAGCGTTGACGATGATGGGGTCGACATAGCCGAACGTCTGGAGGGACTGTTGGATTTGCTGATAAGTTTTGTCCCCTTTTTTCAGCTTTTTGCGAGGGTTATAAGTGGCAGGGGACAGGGTAGGGAATCGGGTACAAATGCGATTGCACCGGGGAAACGGGTCAGGATTGGAGCAGGTTGCTGCTTGCAGAAAGGAGGATTTTCCAGAAAAACAGGACGTATCCGAAAAAAAGAATCAAAGAGAACGGAATCGAGGGCAAAAAATATTCTGAAACACCCGATGCAATCGCATTCACACCCAATTGGGTAGCCAGTGGGAGGGTTTCCCAGTGTAAGGTTGGTGTTTGCATGATTTAAGTTCCTTTCTGTTTGTGGTAGCGGTCTTGCAGGTAGCAAGCACGGCTGCAGTAGATGCGGTGGCGGTTGCCATAGGCGGTAAACGACTGTCCGCAGGTACGGCAGCGATAGGCGTACAGGGCAGATGGTCGGGGCTTCGCAAATTCCGGATGGGCTTTCCACCAGTTCCGGCGGCAGCGTTCCGAGCAGAAGCTGCGAGGTCGTCCCATGTGGTCGGTGATTTTCGTGCCGCACTGGGGGCAGAATTTCTTTGCCATTTCGGGGAAGTCATCGAATTGCATGATTTGGCGAAACTCCTTTGCAAGATTTGGGGTCGGATGGGGCAAACGAACCCGAAACACTGCCGCAAATCGGGCGATTTTTCCAGAATCCCCCCTTGTGAAATTTGCGAAAATTCACACGAGAGGGGTCGCCGGTCTCCTGGGGTTCGGCAAAAGGGATGTCGAGTCCCCCCCTGCCCTGCGTCAGGGCTGGGAGCCGTAGCCGTAGGAGATAAAGCGGTCTTCCGTCCATGTCTTGCGGTCGTGGCAGGGCTTGCAAAGAGCCTGCCAGTTGGATTCGTCCCAGAATAATTTCTGGTCTCCACGATGGGGGATGATATGGTCGACTACCGTTGCAGGGGTCAGCCGTCCCTGCTGGCGGCAGCGAACGCAGAACGGGTGGTGCAGCAGGAAGGATTTGCTTGCCGTCTGCCAGCGTTTTGTGTATCCTCTGCGGTGAGCAGAGGGGCGTTGCGTGTCGGGCTTGTGCTGGGGCTGATGCAGCGTGCAATACATCCCCTCGGTCAGGTTGGGACAGCCGGGATGGTGGCACGGCTTTCGGGGTCTGTAGGGCATGGAAACGCCTCCTTTCGTTTGGAGATAAGATAATCATAGCAAATCAAACCGGAAAAAACAATGGCTTTTACTGGCTTATTTCGCTGCGTCTAAGATTTTTTGTGCAGCCTGTAAGGCTCTGCCGTGCATCCGATAGACCCATCGCACTTGCAGGGACATCGCCTCAGCAATCTCCTCCCACTTGCTGCCGGAGAGATACCGCAGCTCCAACAGCGTGCGGTATTCCGGAACGGGCAGGGAATCAATCAGGGTTTGGAGTTGGCGTTGCAGGGCAGCGTATGCCTGCACCTCTGCGGTGATATCGGCGGCTAAGTCTGAGAGGGTCTTGCTGGCTTCCGGCAGGGCAGCGAGCGGCTCTTGTAGGGTACGCACGGCTTGCAGCTGTTTCGTCTTGGCTTGGATTTGCACGGGCAGGGAACGGGCTTGTGCGAAGTAGGCTTTTGCATTCATGGGCTGCCTCCAATTTCTGCCTTGACGGCTTGCATCAAAGCGGTCTGGGTTTGTTCCTTCTGGGTCAGGGCTTTCAGGATGCGTTCGTCAATCGTACCCTTGGTGATGAGATGTTGAATGACAACCGTTTCGGACTGTTGTCCCTGCCGCCACAGTCTGGCGTTGGTCTGCTGGTAGAGTTCCAGACTCCATGTCAGTCCGAACCAAATCAGGTGAGAACCGCCTGCCTGCAAATTCAAGCCGTGCCCGGCAACGGCTGGGTGCAGCAGTCCAACTTGCAGCCTTCCGGCGTTCCAGTTCCGGATACTGTCAGAGGACTGGATTTCCTGATACGAAACCTGTAACCGTTGCAAGCGTTCCACAATTCTTGTTCGGTCATGCTTGAACCAATACGCCACCAGAACGGGCTTGTCGTTGGCTGCCTCTATCAAGTCCTCCAGTGCGTCCAGCTTTCGGCTGTGAATGGGAATCACCGCTCCGGTATCGTCATACACCGCCCCATTCGCCAGTTGGGAAAGTTTGTTGGATAGACTCGCAGCATTATTGGCGGTAATCTCGCCATCCGGCAAGTCTAACACCAATTCCTGTTTCAATTGCTGATATCGTTCTCTTTCTTGCTTAGAAAGACGAACTGAAACTTCTGTCAACAAAAGTTCTGGCATTTGCAAATAATCAATCGCTTTCATGGAAATGGTGATGTCTGAAATTTTATCATAGATTTGTTTCTCTGCCTGCGGCAATGGCTTGTAAGAATAAACCACCATCCCATTTCGTTTATCCGGCTGAAAATAGGCTGTTCGATATTGTCCAATAAATCTTCCAAGTCGCTGTCCCATATCCAGTAAACGAAATTCCGCCCATAAATCCATCAAACCATTACTGGACGGTGTTCCCGTTAAGCCAACAATGCGTTTCACCTTTGGTCGAACTTTCATCAGTGCCTTGAATCGTTTCGTCTGGTGATTCTTAAAACCGGATAACTCATCAATCACCAGCATATCGAAGTCAAACGGAATATGGCTTTCCTCTACCAGCCAACTGATATTCTCACGATTCAGAATGCAAATATCCGTCTTTGCATGCAGGGCTTGTCTGCGTTCTGCGGATGTTCCAACTGCTACACTGTATTTCAGATGCTTCAAATGTTCCCACTTTTCAATTTCTGCTGACCAAGTATCCCGTGCCACACGAAGGGGTGCAATCACTAAAACACGGCGGATTTCAAAGCGGTCAAACAACAACTCGTTGATTGCTGTCAATGTTGTGACAGTCTTCCCCAACCCCATATCCAGAAGAAGTGCTGCCACAGGATGCTCCGTCAAAAACTGAATCGCATATTGCTGATAGTCGTGCGGAATGAACTTCACGGTGTTTCACCTCCGACTTCATCCAAAATGGGGCGGATTTGTTCCAGACTATCCAGACAATACACGGAAAAGCCCACTCTCTCAAGCTGTTGTTTTCTCCGGATTTGTAACGCCCGCATCTTCTCACCCGGAGCCTTTACTTCCACAAAAGCAATTTTTCCACCCGGCATCAATACGATTCGATCCGGCACTCCATCCGTTCCCGGACTTGTAAACTTCCAACAAAGACCTCCTCTGGACTGCACCTTTTGCACGAACCGGCTTTCAATCATTTTTTCACGCATTTTAGCCCTCTTTTCAAGTTTTTTCTTTTCTGGGGTGATGGTCTGTTACGGTCAATATATAAAACCCCTTTTAGGCTGAAAATTTGGTAAAAATTACCTATAGCAAAAGTTTACGAAATGACCCTCTCCGACCGTCACCCCCGCCCATTATTCTAAAAATTCTGACTTGATTTTTAAGCCATAAACGATGACACCTTTCTTGGTTCTCTTTCGTTCAAACCCTGCATTTTCCAAACCCGTATAAAAGTCTGTCGTGCTTCTGGTATACTCTCCATTTCTGGAACAATACGAACGATACTCCTGATACAATTCGCCTGATTTTTGCTGGTAGGTCTTATCTACATCACAGCAGTCTTCCAGAAATGCCGACATCCAGTCGTTGCTTTCCCGATATGCGTGGATTGCTTTTTTGACGCACTGTGGAACTTCCAGTTTGAATTGTCGGTCAATAACTTGTTTCGCTCCCTCCATCACCCAAGACAGAATTGCTCCGCCAGCGTGTTCGACCAGATAATCTGCAAAATTCTTGATGTCAGATTTCCCCTCCAGCTTTGCCAGAAACGGGATCACAATCAATCTCCGCCATGTTCCGGCATCATTCGCACCGACTCTCGGCAGATGGTTCGTGTATAACACCAGCGTATGAGCAGGTGTATAGCGGAACGGATCCTTGTATTTCTTCTCCGCTTGGATTTCATCCGTGGAACAAAGCTGCTTGATGACTGCCGTATTCAACCGCATGCCTTCTTCCAGTTCTGCTGCAATCACCAGTCGTTTGCCTTTGAGTTCTGCCATTTCTGGCTTTACATTTCGCTTGCAGCCGACCGTCAACGCATCTGCGGACATTGTTCCGCTGTAACTGCCCAGCACCCGTGAAATGGCATTCCAGAAGGTGGACTTGCCGTTGCTGCCTTCGCCATAGGCAATCATCAATGCCTCTTGATACACTTTTCCAATCGCACAAAGCCCGCAGATTTGCTGCACATAATCTATTAAACTTTGGTCGTCGCAGAAAAAGCAATGCAAGGCATCTTTCCAAATTTCTTCCCCCACGTTGTCCGGCGAAACAGCCGTCATTTTTGTGAGGTAATCTTCGGGGCGGTGTGGTCTTCCACCATTCACGCCTTTCTGCAAGTCATAGGTTGCTGTCGGGGTGTTTAGCAAGAACGCTTGACTGTCAAAATCTGCAATGTCTTTCAGCAGCATCGGTTTGGCTGCTTGTAATGTCGCAGAAATGTACTTCATATCTCTGCGTTTCATGACGAAAGCCCGGTAAGTCAGAGCAGAGCGATATTCGATGTACGCTTTTCTGCTGGTATCATCCACCGCTTTTTCCAGCACCTTTCCGCCCTTGGAGATTGTTTCGGCATCTATTCCGCTGTCCAGCAGCATCTTGTGTGTGATTTCCAGTGTTTTTTCTGCTTCTTCCAGCTGCTTATCCAGAAACGCTTCGCATCTGCCGACCGCCAGCTGTTTGGATTCGACCCAGTGATTTTTCTGATAGCATAAGTATTCCGTTGCATCGGTGTAGGCAAGTTCTTCTTGCACCTGTCCTGCAAAAATCTTTGCTTGTCCGAGGTCGGAGTAGTCCTCTGGGCGGAACTGGAACAGCTGCCCGTAATGCTCCGGTGCGATATAGCCTTTCTGCTTTGCGATTTGCGTTCCGAATCGCTCCGCACTCTTCCAAATCTGCTGCAATTCGGTGTCGCTGAGCGGGGGATTGCAGGTTTCTGCTGTTTTTAGAAATCGTTGATAAGCTTCTTCTGTTGCTCCGTATCGTTTAACCAATTTTCCGGCAATCCGGCTCATGGTGCTGTTTCTGGAGCCTTCTGGAATCCCGTCCATCTGAGCATCCCATTCGGCAAAAGCATCTTTTTCAAAAAATTCAGCAAGTGTCAAATTTCCCTGATACCATTCCACTTTTGGATGTTCTACGCCAAAAAAGAAATGTGCCTCATCCAGTGCCTTTTCATCGAAATAGGGGAACTGTTCCAGAACCTGCTTTTTCAGATTCTGCCGCTCTGTTACGGACATTCCTTTTTCTGCTGCAAAATAAACGTGAAACTTTGGACGAGGGGCTTTTGTTCCCTTTGGCTTCATGTGGTTTCGGCTGTAAACAGCAGCAAAAGCAACTTCTGGAAAGGTCAAAGCCAGTTCCAAAGGGGTCACCCAATCTTCCGAATTTTCAGAGTGGCTATTGTCGCAGTCAAACATCAGGCAATCGCTTTCTATGAAGTTTGCATTGCTTCTTTTGTAGCCCGAAAATTTCGCAGAAACATGGTCAGATTGGACAGCTGATTTTAAGATGTCTTCGTTTGTTACGTCTACACAATAGGGGTATAGAATATTTTTTTCATTGCCGGTACAGTTTGCTGTATAGAGCGTAAATTTCATTCAACTTCCTCCAATTCCTCTGTGAAATATCGAATGGTCATCTGCCGCTGTTTTGCCCACTGAATTTCCTGCTGCATGCCCTCTGACCGCACAGAGCCAAACACCCACAGTTGGGAACACTTCTCCAGCAACACCTGATTCAGGGACATGGCTGTCTGGCGGTCTTCCGCTAAGCGGTCATCCAGAAATTGCGGAAACAGCAAGTGAGGAGCGATAGGGACATAGTGCGTATCTACTGCAAAGCGGCTGTATTTCCGTGCGTTTTCAATGTTGGTGTTCATGCAACCGTGGGAATAGGGAGAACAGATGTATACCAGCGGTCGGCTGGCAGATTCGTTCTTCCGGTTGCAAGTTTCCCGTTCGATTCGGGACAGAGCCGCATAGGTGGCAAGGTTGCTGTAATCATATTGATTCATATATTTTCCCCCTCAATCTTTCTTGTAAAACTGGCACGCATATCCATCCGCTCGCAGCAGCAGCCCCTTCGCCCAGTCTGGCGTTCTCGCCATCTGCTGACAGATCTCCTCCAGCTTTGTATCTTTCGGGCATTCGAGAATGATTTCATCGTGAATATGACCGACAATGAAGTATTGTGATAGTGTCTGCATGGAATAAAAGAGCAGATCCCGAGCGGTTGCCTGTACGAGATTCTCGACCAGCTTGCCGGAGTAAGTTTCCAAGCGTTCCCACTTTCTGCCCGTGCCGATGCCCTCGTAGGTGATAGAATCGCCGCCGAAGCGGTTCGGTTCGATGCGGGGCTTGACATATGCCAGCCGCCGCCCGGACAGCAACCGGATGAAGAGAAAGCCGGACTCGTAGGAGAACTGGAAGCCGTGCGTTTCCGTGGGGAGTTGCTCCCGAACCGCCGTCAACGCTGCCCGTTCCACATCCCACCACAGCTGCACAATGTGTGGCGAGGCGTTCCGCCAGTCGGTGACCAGCTGCTTCAATTCTGCATCGGACATCTCCGCACCGCCCATTTGCTTCATCGCTCCGACCGAGCCGCCGTAGCCGCAAGCCAATTCTGCGACCTTGCCTTTCTGCCGAAGGTGTCCATTGATGCCATGCTTGACCACAGGCACACCGAAAATCTTAGAAGCCGAGGCACAGTAGATGTCTTTGCCCTCTGCGAACGCCTGCATCCGCCACGTTTCTCCGGCAAGCCATGCAATCACTCTTGCCTCAATCGCCGAGAAATCCGCCACGAGGAACTGATAGCCGGGCTTTGGCACGAACGCCGTCCGAATCAGTTGCGAGAGCGTGTCCGGAACGTCTTCATACAGCAGCTCCACGGCTTCCAAGTTGCCGGACTTCACGAGTTCCCGAGCCGCTTCCAAGTCGGGAAGATGATTCTGCGGCAGGTTTTGCAGTTGGATAATCCGCCCAGCTTCTCGCCCGGTACGGTTCGCCCCGTAGAACTGGAACATGCCTCTTGCACGACCATCCGAGCAGACCGCATTCTGCATAGCCTGATACTTTTTGACCGAGGCTTTCGACAGCTGCAACCGCAGTTCCAGCACCGACCGCACGGGTTCTCTTGCCGTTTTAATCAGCTCCTGCACCTGTGCCTTTCCGAGGGAATCGGACTGGTAGCCCTGCGTTTCGAGCCAGCCGAGCAGCTGGTAGACCGAGTTGGGGTTGTCCAAGTGGGTCAGGGCTTTCATCTGCTGTAGCAGCTTGTCTTTCGTCAGAGCATCCATGCGGATTGCCTGCTGCACCAGCTGCAAATCCACCTGAATCCCCCGGTCGTTGACGGTCTGGTCAAGGGCGTATTCCTGCCAGACAAATTCCGGCACGGGGAAGCGTGACAGCCGCCGTTCAATGGCTTGTTCCGTTTCCACATCCCGTTGGTTGTATGCCCGAAAGACGTTCCATTTCT